TAAAGCGTTTGCCTAAAAGGGTTTGCAAAATGCGAATTTGGTGGGGTTTTATTGTGGGCATATTATTCATTTTTAACTGTTACTTTTACATAGTCACCTACGCTATACTCTTTGTAGTCGTTTTCGTATATTTTTATTTTGTTAATACCTTCTTTGTTGGCAACATACATATAATATTTTGTTGGGTGATAGGTACTTGTGCGTACTTTTCCAACAAAGTGGAAGGTTGTATGGGCTGTTATCATTTCTTTGTCTACTACAAACCCTATAATGACCTCTGTTTTGTTTGTTTGTTTATTATTCTTTTTTCCACAAGATAAAAATAGTAATGATAGTCCTAAAAATATAAGTGCTTTTTTCATTTTAAATGGTGTTTAAAGGTTATTTAAATAGCTCCTCGCCTTAGGAGGCCTCATAAAAGCGTCCTCTTATTACTAACGGCATGCTAAGGGCGGGGAGCCTCTTTTAGCTACCGAGATAGCTAAAAGTGTATGTTATGCGGTGGCTTGCTCTTCGTACTTTTGGTGTACTGGGAAGAGGTTTTTTATATCGGTACCAGGGGGGAAGTCTACCGATGAGAGCGATAGGGGTATATTGCACTTTTTGCCTTGCTCGTCAATCGTGTTAGCTTCGATATAGAACGCTGAACGCTGTGGTCTATAAGATTGGGCAATGATGCTTACGGCATCGGTGAAAGCGGGGCTATTAAACTCTTGAGCGAGCTTTGTTAACTCAAGTACACGTGAGGCTTTGAGGTTGCCTTTGGCGTCCTTCTTAAGCAGGCGGTTGATGACATTTACAAGTCGGGCACTGTCGTCGTCTTTAGCCAGTGATGAAATAAAATGACCTACTTTCTCTATACCGGCATTAACAGTGTCATCCCAGTTGTCAATAACGCGGAATCCGTAGGTGATGGTGTTGCCGTGGGTATCGGTGAAGGTGTGGCTTTGTTGGTCGCCTTTTACTTCGTAGACTTCGTTTTTGGTGTCCAAGAGAATTTTTAGAGCTTCAAAAGTATGCAATTTCACCTCTGCCATTTGCTCGGAATAGGTTTGTAGCTTACCAATAATTTGTGGTATGGCTTCATTGACGAGGGCTTTGTATGCCTCGCGGTTTTCGTTTTGTGCTTGTTCACGGCGTTGTAGTTCGGCTTTGAGTTCGTCGGCGGTGAGTTTACTTAAATCTACTGTCATAATTGATAATTGTTATTTGTTAATATCTTGTTACTTTGGCTTTGTATAGCGGGTGTGTGGTTAGTGGTTGCCATTGTTCGTTTTCGTCTTGCCACTGTAGTTCTAAGGTGTTGGTTTCGTAACGAAAAGCGGGAGGTAGCCAGCGTTTTCGCTCTATCCAATCTTGTAGCTCTTGGACTAAGGCGGGTACTTTGTCGGTTTTACCTGCTCGGAATTGGCAGGTTTGCATCCGTTGCTCGAAGGTGAGTATTTGTACGAAAGTGTCGAGGGCAAGGGCTTCGGTGTATGCTAAAAATCTGCTATTCATAGNNGGAGGTATCGCACGGGGCGTTTTTGTTTTTTGGCGGTTTTGAGGAGCTCTTGTGCGTGCTCTCTCATTTTGCGATTGATATACTCGTAGTCGCTTATTTCGTTAGGTTCTATTCTCATCTTGTGTTCGGTTTATCTTCGGTTAGTGTTCGGTGCGAGCCGCACGGGCGGTTATTTTTTTGAGGAGTACGCTTGGGTAGTAGTCTAAGATGTTGGCGGCATAGAAGCTAATGAGGTCAAGCATTTCTTCTGGGGTGTAGATGCTGATATCTTGCCCGTAGTGTCGGTGTATGGCTTGCTCAACTATTTCGTACCATTGATCGTCGTACCAGTTCATTAAGTTGTCGTGGGTGATGAGGGTTTTGAGGTGTAGCCCCCGAACCCCCGAAGGGGGACAAGCTAAAAGGTGGATACACCAATCTATATAGAACTCATATCGGAGGTTTTCATACTGCAAATAGGTGAGCCCTAATTGGTGGGCGAGGGCGTGGCGATAGGTGATTTGTTGGGGTATTGTATTCATAGGTGTTAGGGTGTTTTTAAGAGTTTAAATTCGCGTTCTTGGGCTTTTTCGGCTGAGATGAGATAGGGTTCTAACTCATTGGCTCCAGTACGTGTTTTTTCGATGTAGGCTCGGAAGTCTTTTACATAAATGCGGTTTTGACTAAGCCAGTAAAATTTGTTGGCAACGGCTCCTTTGGGGTTCCCTTTACTATCGGTTTGTGATATACCAATAAAAAGGGTGTTAGGAAATGCTTCGATGAGCTTGTTGTATAGGCTTGCGGGCTTGCCGTCGAAACACTCTTGTATGCTGTCAATAAATACTATTTTAGGTTGTTGTGGACGGTCCAGGCGTAGCATCATTTTATCTACATATTCTTTTTGTAGGGTGTATCGTTTGTTATATTGTTTTAGCCCGTAGCGGTCGAGGTTTTCAATGAGTGATAGGCTGCCGCACTCTTCTAAGGAGTTGTATAGTACCTTTTCTTTTGTACATAGCTCTTTCATTAGTTGGAGGGCATAAGTGGTTTTGCCGTGCCCAGAGTCGCCATAGATAAGGAGGCTACCGCTTCTTTCTACCTTGCCGAGATGGTCTGTCCATTGGGGTGATAGGTTGATTGTTTTATACTTTTTGCGCGCTAAATCTTCATAGGTGTAGGCGCGGGGTATGATTGTTTTTTCGTTATTTTCCATCATTGAGTTGTTGTAGGCGTTGCTTTTCAATTTCGGTACGTACTTTTCTGAGGCTTCCTGCGGTATTGGCGTACATTTGTGCGGGGCTGATAGTTGAGCCATTGGCTTGGCTTACTTGGGCTATTTGGCTAAGTAGGAAGGCTTCGATGGCTTCTTTGTCGGAGGGTGGACTCACACGGCTGTATTTGGAGCCGTAGCGGTCGAATATTTCGGCATAGCCTACTTTTTTAATACCCTTATTACGGTCTATTTTAGCTTGTAACCCGTCGGCTCCCATCATATACCAACCGCAAACATATTCGGTGGCATTCCAAAGGCTTTTGAGTTCCAAAAAGGCGTGGTATTCGAGGTCGCCAGCTTCGTCTAATATTACTAATGGGGTTTCAAGCTGTTTGAGGTAATACACCAAATCTTCATATACTTCGGCGTATCGTCCAGTATAGGTAATGCCAAACTCTTGTGCGATTTTGCGTATAAGTTTTTGTTTGGTTTTTACTTGCGAGCAATCTATATATACGGCGTTTTTATTTTTGCTTACATATACTTTGGCGGTGTGTGTTTTGCCTATACCTGCACGGTCACATAGGATAGCCGAAAGCGAGCGTGTTTGGCAGGCGGTAAGCTGGCTGTAGATGTACTGAAAGGTTTCGGTCTCTACGGTTACCCAAGGAGCCTCATCGCGGAGCTGCACTTGTAGTTTGCGGGCAATGCTTATCCATTTGGCATCGGATAGCACGCCATCGCGTTCGCCTTTCATTACACGGTTGTACTGGGCACCATTGATGCCAAGACTTTTGGCGTGGTGAGTGTCATAGCGGTAGTTTTGTCGGTTTTCGGCAATTGCTTGTACGATTTTTTCTTTTAAAACAGTGGTTATCATAAGTCTAATAATGCTTTATTTATGGTTTCTACTTTTGTTTTGCTGTACTCTTGATAGTTGAGTGCGGGTGTCTCGGTGTAGTCTACTGGTGTGTAGTCTACTTCGGTAGCGGTGGGTATGGGTGTGGTGAGGCTTCCTAAGCGATTGAGCTTTTGCACTGATTGGGTACGTACCATTTGGTCGAACTGGGTAACATAACTCATTGCTTCGGCATATTGTTGCTCATCGTGCTGAGTCCATTCGGCATTAGCACGGTTGAAGGTAGGCACAGGGCTACAAGTGCATAGAAAGGCTCCGTTTTGGTATAAATACACTTCGGTAATACCATCCTTATTAGGCAAGTAATAGGCTTCTACTTGGTAGTTGTTGGGGGCTAATAAGGTAAGTACTTGTGGGTTGGGTAATTGGTATTTTTGGTATTGTACGGTTACGTATTGACTACGGCGTATGGTAGTAGTGGTGCATTTGCCTATGTATTGGGCTAAAAGGGCTCGGTTGAGTTGTGGCAAATTAGGGTTTACGTTCTCTAAAAATACCTCCAAACGTGTCTTTCCAGGGAAGCGTTGTTGGTCAGGGTGGGGTTGGTTGTTGTATAGGGTTTGCTCTTGGAGTTCCATTGCCACAATATCATCATAAGAGGCTTTGGCTTCTTTGTAATTGTTGTTGAACTCATCAAATATCTTTTGTTGTGTGGTTCGGTTACTATCACGGCGGGCATAGTGGCGACCTACGTTTTGGTGTCTGTCTTTTTCAATGCCGTATTTTTTACCTCGTATCATTGTCTCGGCATACTTCTCTTGTGAGTTGGTAGGGTTACAGAAGCGCACAAAGGGGAATAGGTTGTTGGCTTTCAGTAGCCCGTCGGCAAACTCTCCCGTTAGGTGTCGTTCTACTTCTATCTGCATTGGAGTACCCAAGCCGTAGGAGGTAGTAAACTGAAACATTGAGCGGAAGCAGTCTAAGAAAAGCTCGGTGTCTTTTTTCTTACTGTGAGCAATACCTATAAGGGCGGTGCTCATCACATCATAAGCATAGTATGCCATTACTTTGCTGCCGTCGGGTAGCTTGGTGTGCATAATATCGCGGTCATCAAGGGTTATTTTACTCATTGAGTAGAGCGGTGCGTGGCGGTGAACGTGAGGGCGCAACTTATGGCTAAAATCGTACTCTCCGTTGCGGGCTTTAGCTATGATAAGCTGATTTTCGGCTTTGCTAAGCCATAGTTTTACAGTGCTTTCGGAGACTTCTAAGAGGTTGCCGTTCTCATCGCAAAAATCGTCTACGTTAAAGAGTTCGCCTGTAGCGCGGTCAAAAAGTTCTATTTCGCCATATAGGAACTGCTTGTAAATATCATATACCGAACTAATGTAAGGTTTATTAGGCATACAGCAGATGGATATAAAGAGGCGTTCCATAGTAGGGGTTACTACCTTGGCGTTGTCGGAGCCTTCGCCTTTGTGAATGAAAGTGGCGTAACGCTCGGTAAGGTACTGGTTATATTTGCGCTGTAGGCTTCGTGGGTTGTTAGGTAATGAGAAGCTCCACTTTTCGGGGTTTAGGGCGTTCACGGCTTCGCTGATGTTTTGCCATATTTGGGTTTTGCGTTTGCCAAAGGCTTTGGCTGTGAGCGGACGGCTTTTAAGCAGCGTTTCAATGGCACCTAATATCATAGCGGAGGTGGCTTTCTCCCGCTGTTGTGGGAGGGGGAGCGATTTGCCGTTAGGTTTGCGATGCTCGGCAAAGAAGTTGATGGCTTCGGGGTCGGGCACAATGTACTCTTCTAATACATTGGTAACGATGTGAGCCTCTTCGGGCTTGCCGAGCATACGCACGCAAAATTCTTTTGTATTCACACCTTTCACTATGGGGAGGCTCTCAAAGGCTACCCACGCTTCATTACCTTGCCCTTTGCCCGCTTGGGTAACTTGGAGCTTACCACGCTGACTGTACGATTTGTAGGTGTTGTAGCTCATCACTTTCCAATCGTCATACAATAGACGTGCGGGGATAGATAATATGTTATTTTGGAATGCGTACATAGTTTTATTTTTTTGGCGTTTGCCTTGCTCCCCAAGGTGATTTTGCTTCACCAGCGGTCGCTGACAGTCGTACTGACTTGGGGAAAAACAACAATAAAATCAAAATATAAAAAACGTGATGTAATGTTATTAGTGGTACTTCACTGGC